GCCGCACGCTCAGCGCCGGGGTGTCGCCCCGCGCGACGAGCCGCACCGGGAACGACATGGGCCGCTACGGGGCGGGGAACACGATGAGCCGTGCCGACATGGACCGCGCTCTCGCGACGCGCTGGAACCGCGGCGGACGCCGCGCCATGGGGTCGCTCGCCTACGCGCAGGAACTCCGCAGCCGCCGCCAGGCGGCCCGGCAGGGACGCGGGGGCGTCGCCCGCAACGCGCGTTCCGGGGCCTACGAGGCCGCCCGCTTCCACTAGGAGGCCGTCCCCCATGGCAAAAGATTCTGACGCCCTCAAGGCGAGGATATACGCCGAGGCGAGGGCGATAGCGGCGTCCGGCGGGAGGCTCGCCTTCGCCGTCTCCGGCGGACGGGATTCCGCCGTGATGGTGGACCTGATGTCGAGGCTGCTGCCCGACATGTCGGCGCACCGGTTCTTCTTCTGGTCCTACTACCCGGAGGCGCTGCCATACAAGGCGCGCTACCTCTCCGCGCTCGAACGCCGGTACGGCATCAAGGTGGAGACGCACCTCGACCCGCAGCGGTGCAAGGGGAAGCAGGCCGACTTCGTGAGGGATTTCCTGGACAAAAACGGCTGTTCCCTGTGCCTGTTCGGCTACAAGATGGACGACTCGCTGCAGCGTCGGGGGATGCTCAAGCGCTTTTCCGACGGCATCGACCGGGAGCGGAGGTGGGCGTACCCGCTGAGGTCGTTCACGAAGCGGACGGTGCGGGGCTACGCGACGACGCGGAACGTGCCGCTCGCGCTGGAATACCGTCTGGGGCTGAAGCACGACCTGCACGAGCACCGGGGGCCGGCGGCCCACTTCCTGCGGCGCTACGTGGGCGAGGAGGACTACCAATGCGCCGTGCGGCAGGAGCCGGCGATCGAGATAGACTTCGTGCGGACGGCGAACGACCCGGAATTCCTCGCGAAGCTGGAGGGCTGACATGGCGGAAACGGAGAAAGCCGGGAAAAAGGGACGGAAGTCCTGGCAGGTGGGGCGGACGGTGCGCATACGGCGCGACCAGGTGGTGGCCGACGGCTACAACCCACGGTACATCTCCCCGGCGAACATGGACCGGCTCAAGAGGTCGATACGGAAGAACGGCCTCGTGGGGACGCTCGTGTGGAACCGGGCGACGGGGCACATCGTGGGCGGACACCAGAGGCTCGCCGCGCTCGACGCGTGCGCGAGGACGCAGGACTACGAGCTGGACGTGACCGAGGTGGACATGCCGCTGAAGGACGAGGTGCGGCTGAACGTCGCCCTCAACAATGCGGATTCCCAGGGGGAGTTCGACTTCGCCGCTCTCCGCGACCTTTCCGTCGAGTTCGGGCTGGACGCGGCGGAGGACTTCGGGTTTTCCGACGAGGCGATAGAGATAAACTTCCCGGAAAAGGCGGAGGCGCTCGCCCTCGACCCGGAGACCGGAGGAATCCCCACGGAACGCGTCGCGGACGAGGCGGAGATAGCGAAGATGAAGGAGGCGAAGCGGGAGGCGAGGGAGAGGCTGAAGGAGCAGCGCGCGGACCTGGGCGACTACCTGACCGAGCCGAAGGGCGTCCTCACGGTGGTCTTCGACAGCGAGACGGCGAAGGCGGAGTGGTTCCGCTCGCGCGGGATCGGCGAGGCGCCCTCCGTGGTGCACGTCTCGGAACTGGAAGAGCTTCTTTCCTCCCGGAAAACCGCGGAAGACGGGACGGAAAAGGGCGCGGAAAACGCCCGGTAAAAAGGCGTCCTTTCCGGGGCTTTCCAACGCTTTCCACGGCTTCGCTTGCATTCCGCTTGTGAACGCCCTTGACCCTTGCGCGCCGGGCGGCGCGTGGATAACTTGGAGACGATATGGCAACGAACAACACGACGAAGAAAGACAACGAAAGGAACGACAAGGCGGAGGCCTCGCTCTACGCCCTGCTCAGGGACATGCTCGAGACGCAGTCCCAGATCATCGAGAGGCTCGACTCCATCGGGCGGAAGCTCGACCGGCAGGGCGGCGGCGCGGACGCGGCCCGGCTCTGGAAGGGGATGTAGGCCGTGGCCCTCGGGCGGCTTGCGCGCATGGCGATCATCCGGGCGGCGGGGCAGAGGCTCCGTCGCGACGCCCGGAAAGTTCTCGCCTCGGAGGCGCGCACGGCGGGGAAGGCGGCCGGAGGGCCGGACTTCGTCTACAGGGGGCGGTTCCGGTCGAGCGGAAAGTACCTGTTCGTGCCGCACCCCGACTGCTGCCCGAAGTGCAACCTGCTCGGGCTCACGCCCCACTTCTTCAACACGCCGGACGTGGCGTTCATCTCCCACCCGAACTGCAAGTGCGCGACGGTCGAGGCCCCGGCGGGGCTCTCCCCGTCCCAGCTCATGGAGTGGGCGAAGAACCCGACCGGGACGATGCGCTTCGGCTTCAACTACGGCGTTCCGCTCGCGACGGCGAACCTGACGGACCGAAACCGGGCGAACTCGATGCTCGCGTTCGCGAACCGGATGCGCCCCTACGCGAATTCGACGGACATGAGGCGCCGCCGGGTGCGCGCGGAGGTGTCCGTTGCGCAGGTCGAGAGGGTGCGCCGCCAGGTGGCGGAAGGCTCGCTCGGGCCGGCGAGGGACTACACGAGGGGCGTGAAGACGCTCGCCACGAAGGAAGCGAAGCGGAGGGCGGCCGAACAGTCCCAGGCGAGGCGCTCCGCTTCCGTGGAGACGCGGCGGAAATACGGCGGAAAGCCGGGAAACGGAGACCGCGGAAATGCCGCGGAATCCGCGCTGGACAGGGCGAGGAAAAACTGGAAGTCCAGGCACTGACGGAGGGCGGACGATGGAGAAGAGGCGCGGGAACCCGAGGATAAACGAGATCAACAGGAAGACGCGGATAAATTCCGCAAACGCGAAAGAGTACGCGGAAAAGGCGAACGCGTCGAAGCGGAAGAAGCGGCTCATGTTCGCGACGCTGCGGAAGCTCGTGGACGAGCGCGCCCCGGATTCCATGCTGCCGGACGGCGTGGTGGACTTCTGGAAGCGGCACGGGGTGGAGAGGGACGAGATAACGCCGGTGATGGCGGAGACTACCGGCATCTACGCGGACGCCATCAACGCGCGCGACTTCGCGACGCTGGAGCGGCTCTACAGGCTCTACGGAATCCACTTCGACTCGAGCCGCGAGCACAACGTGAGCGTGTCCCTCGGCAACCGGGACGACCGCCCGTTCGAGGTGCGCTACATCGTGGACGGCGCGGAGCGGACGGGGGGGACGGATGGCGGCTGATGGACGTAAGGCTTTGGCGGGGGCAGTACGAGCTCATGACGAGCGATTCCATGTTCACGTTCCTCATCTGCGGGCGCGGATACGGCAAGAGCTTCGTCGTGGCGCACAGGATCTTCCAGGAGGCGCTCGCCGGGCGCCCCTGCATCGTCGTCTCGCCGACCTTCAAGCAGCTCACGTTCTCCATCTTCGGGGAGCTGCGGACGCTCCTGCGGCAGGTGCCGTCGGAGTGGTCGTTCGATTCCACGACGAACTCGTTCGAGATTTGCGGGACGATGGTCTACGGATTCACGGCGTCGAACGGGAACTACGAGAAGATGCGCGGCATATCGGCGGCGACGCTCTTTCTCGACGAGGCGCGCGAGTACGAAAAAATCGTCATGGACACGGCGCTCCCGTGCCTCCGCGGGTTCGGGAAGCCGAAAATCTTCGTCACCACGTCGCCGAAGGGGATGAACTGGCTCGGCGTCGAGATAAGGCGCCGGCAGAGGGAGAAGGACCCGGACTTCCGGCTCATCACGGGCACGTCCTACGAGAACCGGTCGCTCGACAGCTCCTTCTTCACGATGATGGAGCGGAACCTGACCGGGGACTTCCTGCGGCAGGAACTGTACGGGGAGATAATCGATTCCGACATGGAGGACACGCTCTTCGGCTACGCGCTCCTGGATTCGATGGAGGACGCGCGGAGGGACGGGACGCCGTTCGCGGACGAGCTCGCGGTGATAGGCCTCGACTGCGCCCGGTTCGGCGGAGACCAGACATGCGGGGTCTTGCGGATAGGCCGCCGCGTCGCCTGCGTCAAGAGGCTGGGGAAGACGGACACGTCGGAGGCGGTGGACCTCGTGCGGTCGCTCTCGGACGTCTGCAAGTCCCTGGGCGTCCGGCTCGACTGCGTGTGCGTGGACGCCGCCTACGGGGGTGGCGTCATCGACATGCTGCGGACGCTGAAGTACAGGGTCTTCGAGGCGAACTTCTCCGAGCGGTCGCCGGATGCCAACTACTACAACATGCGCTCGTTCATGTACTTCAAGGCGAAGGAGTGGATAGGCGAGGGCGGCTTCGCGAAGGACGAGGCTCTCCGGGAGGACCTTTCGGCGCAGCGGTACTTCATCCACGCGGACAAGTCGTTCCGGCTCGTGCCCAAGGAGCTGCTCAAGAAGACGCTCGGGCGTTCCCCGGACACTTCGGACGCGTTCGCCCTCACGTTCTACGCCGGGGCGCTAGGCCTCGGCGCGGACATGAACCGGAAGAAGGCGATGGGCGACCCGCTCGAGGCCCTGCGCGACCGTGGGCGGAAGATACGCTCGCTCGCGCACAGATTCTCGTTCTGACAGGGACTAGATAGGGACTAAATGGAAGGCATGAGATACAGGAAGATAGACCCGGAGAGGCTCCGGGAGCTTGTTGGGGACGCCCGGTTGCGCAGGGACTTCTCGGACCCGGAACTCGGCGCGTTCGTCTCCGACCTCTGCAAGATTGTCCTCAGCTCCGGGTGCTTCCGGGGCTACACCGAGGACTGGCAGCTCGACATGTTCGGGGACGCCTGTCTCGCGGTCTTTTCCGCCATGGGGACGGCGGACACGGGACGGAACCTCTTCAACTACTTCTACACGGTGGCGGCGAACGCGTGCAAGCGGTCGCTGAAGCGCCGGGTGCGTGACACAGTGCCGCTCGACGACTACAGCCAGGCGAGGGCGGTCGAGCCGTTCTGCCTGAAGAACCGCCGGAGGCTGCTCCGGGGGCTTGTCGAGGCGAACGAGCGCAAGGTCGTGCCGCTCGCCCGGATGCGGAAGATGGCGAGGCTCGAAAGGGCCGTGGGTCTTGCCGTGGAACGCGTGCTCGCGAAGGCGGACGGACGGCGCATTTCCGCGCTTATGGAAATTTCAAGACGAAACAGGGAGAAAGCATGAACGAGGAACTCGAAAAGGAAACATCCACGCCTGCGGACGACGCGGAGTGGGAACGCACCGAGGCGGAAATCATCGATGAGGTGAAGAAGTTCGCGCGCCGGGCGGCCGAGCACGACAGGGACTTCCACAGGCGGATCCGCGACGACCGCGCTTTCGAGGCGGGCGAGCAGTGGACCGAGGCGGACGCGAAGAACCGCGGGGGCGGTCGCGCCGAGATGACGATAAACCTCTGCACGGTTTTTGTCAACGCCGTGGTGAACCCGTTCGCTGCGAAGCCTTTCAAGGTCAAGGCGATTCCCCGGGACGAGGCGTTCTCCGGCGCGGTGGACGCGCTGAACGCGAGGCTCTCGGAAATCCAGAACGACTTCGCGACGAACGAGAGCAACGCGCAGGGGCTACACGACGCCGTGACGACGGGGATAGGGTTCTGCTACGCCACGGTGGACGAGGCCGGGGGCGAAAGGCGGGTCCGCTACCTTCACGTCGAGGACCAGACGAAGGTGATCGTGGACCCTGACGCGAAGGGCGTCGCCCTCGAGGAGGCCGACCGCGTGGCCGTCGTGGACTTCATCCCCTACGCGACCGCCAAGGAACGCTTCGGGGACGACGTGGTGCGCTTCGGCAACCCGGAACGCGCGAGCCTCACCGACTTCGGGGAGAGCTGGGAAGTCCCGAAGGACAGCGTGGCCGTGGTGACCTACTTCCGCCGTGACGGGCACAACGTTGAGTACTTCCGCCTGTGCGCCGACCGGGTCGTGGACTACGGCGTGTACGAGGGTCTCGACTACCTCCCGGTCTTCGCGTTCACCGGCGATCGCATCTGGGTGAAGGACCGCCGGACATACTCCGGCATCATCCGCAAGATACGCGCGGAGCAGAAGACGATAAACTACGCCCACAGCCAGCTCGTGGAACGCCTCGCCAAGTCGCCGAAGGGTTTCTTCCTCACGCCGACCGAGGCGATAGAGGGCTTCGAGGAGGACTACCAGAACGCCGAGTACGGCAATTCCTACGTCCTCCGCTTCAACGCGCGCGACCAGGCGGGCAACCCGACTGCGCCGCCGACGTTCATCTCCCCGTCGGTCCACACCGAGGACCTGCAGGGGGCGATAGGCGCGGCGATAAACCAGATGAGCGTCGCCACGGGCATCTCCCCGAACGGCATCGTCGAGCAGAACCTGACCGACCAGAAGACGGCGACCGAGGTGATACTCCGCACGAAGTCCTCCCAGTCGAACGTGAGCAACTACATCTCCCACGCGAAGGAGACGGTCCGCATCGCGGGGAACGTGCTCGCGCACCTGTGCATCGCCCTGTACGGCATCGAGCTTCCCAAGGGTTCGTACGACATCGTGGTGGAGGAGGGCTGCGTGAGCCTCACCAAGATGGAGGAGGACCGTGAAAAGCTCCTCGCCCTCGCGAACATCGTGCCGGACAACTTCCGCCCGCTCATCTCGCAGAGGCTCGTGTCGAAGCTCGACATCGAGGGCGGCAAGGAACTCTCGGACATGCTCTTCAACATGCTCCCGCAGGAACTCCGCGGCGGCGTACCGTCGTGGCAGGAATGGATGCAGCTCCAGCAGCAGATGCAACAGCTCCAGCAGCAGGCGCAGACGCTCGCCGAGGAGAACCGTACGCTCAACGACCAGCTCACCCAGGCGCAGCTCCGCACGCAGAGCGACCTCATCATGGAGGACAAGAGGTTCGCGCACGACGTGCAGATGAAGCAGCTCGAATACGCACAGGGCGAAAAGGAGACGGCGCAGAAGATGCTCATGGACGCGAAGCGGGAACAGTACGAGACCGAGCGCGCCATGGAGGAGAAGGCGATGGAGGCGCGCGCCGCCCTCGCCGAGAAGGTCGTCGAGAAGCTGCCGGGGATTCCTGGATAGCGGACAGGCGAGGAACTTTTGCGGGTCCCGGAAAAAAATTCGGGGCCTTTTCCGAATTTTGCGAAAAAGGCGACTAAAAAGGGTGTAAAGGGAACGCGCCCCTAGCGCGATGGGAAACCTACGATGAACGAAGAAGAGAAATACAGGCAGATCGTCGAGAACCGGAATTCCGGAACGGAAGGCGGCGAGAAGCAGGGCGGAGTAGAGCCGGACCCGCACGGCACAGGGAACGCCGGGAACGAACCGGAAGCGGGGGCCGCACGGCAGGAACCCGCCAAGGGGACGGAACCGGCGGACGGACGCGACCCGGAGGAAAGGCAGCGGCACGCCATGGCGGCGATGCGGGTCCGCTTCAAGCGCGAGAACGAGGCGCTGAGGCGGGAAATCGCGGAGCTGAAGAAGGCGGCGGGCGTTTCCGGCGGGGAGAAGCCCAAGACCCGCGAGGATTTCAAGGACGACGCCGAATACGGGAACTATCTCAGGCAGAACCTGGAGGACGGCATCTACAGGCGTGTCCGCGAACGGATGGACGGCGACATCGAGAGCGAGCGCGAGAGCGCGGAAGACCTCCGCCGGCTCGAAAGCGGCCTCGAATCCGTCCAGAAGGGGCTTGCCGGAAGGGTCATGCAGGAACTGCACGACCCCGAATCCGAGATGAGCCTCATCCTCACGGACGATCGCGCCAGGGCGATGGCGGACGCCATCAAAGGGAGCGACCACAGGGCGGAAATCCTCGCCGTCATGTTCGGGAAGCCGGAGCTCTTCCGCAACCTACTGGAACTGTCGCCGCAGAAGCAGCAGTTCCGCATCTTCCAGCTCGAGGACAGGCTGGATGCGATGAAGGCTCAGGGCGAATCCCGGACCAAGGCCGAGGAGGAAAGGCGCAGGCGCGCCGAATCCGTCCCGGCGGCGGGCGCGTTCGGAATGACAGGGAACGGACGGACGAACATCGGAAGCCTTTCCGCCACCGAGAGGGTTCGGCGGTACAAGGAAGACATGCGGAAGTCCGGCATCATCTAAGGAGAGATACCCATGGGAGTATTCAACGGAGACCTTTCGGCGGCGAAGCAGGAACTCGTCGACCGTCTCAACGCAAAGATTTCTACAAGCATCCCCTTCATCCAGAAGCGGGTGAACCTCGGCAAGGGCCAGGTGACCAAGGGGAACCGCCAGCACGGCGTGATGGACTTCTACGTCCCGGCGAGCGGCAACGCGAAGGTGGGGCAGCTCACCTATCCGCCCGGAACCACGCCGTACCCGACGTCGGCCATCGACCTGACTGGACGCCCCCGCAACTCGAGCTTCTGGAAGAAGGAGTTCTACGCGCAGAACGCGTCGGACATCCTCGAGTTCTCGAACTTCGAGGAAATCTTCGAGCTCGACGACTACATGCGCGATTTGGTCAAGCCGCGCGGGCAGCGCATGGCGCACGAGATCGAGCGCGACCTCGTGAACCGCAACTGGTTCCGCGCCGGCGGGGCGATCGTCTCGTCCTCGGCTGACTTCCTCGCGCTTTCCCGCGCATCGGCGGAACTGCAGAGCGTCAAGGCGACGGGCGACTGGGTGGGCTACATTTCGCCCATGCTCCAGAGCTACCTCGCCACCTCGCCGCTCCGCATGGACTTCCACGCGCCCGACGACCGCATCCGCGAAATGTACGGCAAGGCGTCCATCGGCTACTTCGCGAACGTGGACTGGGTCTCCGAGCCGTTCATGCCGATTTTCACGGCGGGCACGGCATGGGGCGATTCCGCGAAGGTCAAGACTGCGGTGACGAAGCAGGGGACGACGGAACTCGTCATCTCCGGGCTTCCGACCGGGGCGAAGATCGCCAAGGGCACGCCGTTCACGGTCGAGGGCGTGTACGAAGTCACGATGAGCGGCGTCAAGCAGGGCTACCTCAAGAAGTTCGTCGTACAGGAGGACGCGACCGCGGAAGGGACGGAAGCGACCGTCAAGGTCGTCCCGCTCTACTTCAACTCCGACGACGGCTACACTAACACCGTCTGGGTGGACGGCGGCGAGGGAATCCCGGCGGACGCGGCGGTCAAGATGCTCGTCGAGGGCGGCGCCGACTACTACGTCGGACTCGTCCGCGACGCCGAGGCGTTCAACTGGACCCCGTTCGAGTTCCCGGAGCTTCTCGCGCTCCAGAACTCTACCAGCTCGACCGACGAGCTGACGATCCAGCTTGCGGCGGGAGGCGAAATCCTCGGGCGCACGAACGTGATGCGCATGGACTGCCCCTACTTCGGCGACATCGTCGACGAGCGCGCGGTCCGCACCCTCTTCGTGAAGTGCCCGTAGCCGGAAACAGTCTTCTTTGTCATAGGGGACAGAAAGGCGCAGGACGCGGCGACGCGCCCTGCGTTTCCTTTTTTACAGGAGAAACCGAGGAATGAAGAACGCGATACAGATAGTCCGGGACGCCTACGCGTACGCCGGGATATGCCCGACGGCGCAGCCGCTCAACGCCGACATGAGCCGCGAGGGGCTTGGATTCCTGAACGAGCTTCTCTTCAAGTGGAACATGGAAAACTATTTCCCTTTCACGAACAACACGCTCGATGCGGACGTTTCGGGCGGCTCGGCGGTGGTCGCCCCGGATTCGGCGACGTTCCGCGGCGAGGTGCCGGCGTTCGTGCAGAAGTGCCTGTGGCGGAACGGGACTGCGTGGGAACCTCTCGCTCGGGTCTCCTACGAGAACATCTGGACGAGACGCTCGACCGGGACGCTCCCCAGCTTCTTCGCTTTCTCGCTCGACGCCGACGGACGTGGAATCCTCACGTTCGACTGCGAGAACGGCTCGTTCCGCTGCCGCATCATCTACAACCGGGCGATCCCGGAGATGGACTACAACGACACGCTGAACGCCCCGCCGCAATACGAGCAGCTGCTGAAATACGGCGTGGCGGTCAAGTGCTGCGTCCGCTACGGGCTTCCCGCCGACGTGAAGGCGAACATCGCGGAGGAGCGGGACGCCATCCTCTCGGCGATTTCCAAGGTGAACTCGTTCAAGCACGAGGTGAACCTGGGCTACCGGAGCGGATTCCGCTCTCCGGGCGACCTGGTGGCGGGGGCTTACAGGCTATGAAGGGGACGAGGCTTGTCAACGGCGTGATCGGCGGATCCTACGAGGCGGACGAACGGATAGCGGGGAACGCCGTCTCGCTGAACCTTTATGCGGAATCCGTGGAGGAGGCGGACGGGGGCGCGTATTTCACGACCGCTTTGCGCTCCGTCCCGGGCGAGCGCCCTGTGCTTTCCGGGATGGAAGTCTCCGACCGGAACGGACAGGGCTGCCGGGGTCTCTTCGCCGCCTCCGACGACACGCTCTTCGCCGCATACGGCGAGGAAATCCTGCGGATAAGGAAGAACCCGGTGGACGGCGCCTATTCGTACGAGCGCATATACACCCAGCAGGAAGGGACCGTCGGGCGCGTCTCTTTCTGCGAGACCGGGGGCGTGAACTCGTTCGTTGTCTGGATTGACGGCACGGAGACGGTCAAGGCCTATCCGCTCGAACCGGACAGGATGCCGGGGACGAAGGCTTTCCCGCTCGAATACCGGACGCCGACGAGGGTGTACCTCACCGCGGACGAGGTGAAGCTCGACACGAACTTCCACGTCGTCCCCACGTCCATCCGCTCGGTCGCCGGGAGCCTCTGCATCAACGACCCGGAGAACGACACCTGGTACTACACCGACGCCTACATCCTCGGCGGGACGAACACGACCCGGACCGTCTATAAACTGGAAAACGGGAACGTCAAGTACAGGGACGGCTCGACCTACGAGATAGACACGGAGGAGAAGGACCTGGGGGAGGAGGAGCCGGAATCGCAGACGGCCTACCTGTGGCTCGACCGCTACTCGAAGCCCCGCTGGCAGACGGCGGAAAGCTCGGCGGACAGCGTGGTCGCGCTCGCCACCTGCGGGGACTTCCTCATGGCTTTCGGGACGCGGTCGCTCCAGATCTACGCGCAGACGACTTCGACGGACGCCTACGGGTTCACCAGCATGGAGTTCAGCTCCGCGGGCAGGAACGTCCGGGAACTCGGCACGAAGTCCCCGATGACGGTCGCCGAGGTCTGCGGAAAGGTCGTCTTCCTGGGGAGCGCGACGCGCGGCGAGCGTTCCGTCTGGTATTCCGACGGGGGCGCGCCGGTCAGGATCTCCACGAACGCCATCGAGCGCGAGCTTTCCGGGGTGGACACGTCGGACGCCTACGCGTTCGGCTACATGGACAACGGGCACCAGTTCTACTGCCTCACGGTCCGCGCGCTCCGCAAGACCTACTGCTACGACTTCGCTACGAGGCAGTGGCACGACAGGGGCACGCGGAACCCGGACGGACGCGACGTGGAGTGGTGGGCGTGCTTCGCGGCCTGCGCCGGAGGCGACATCCAGCTCGCCGGGGAGGGGTTCGGCGTCATCGCCGTCCTCGACCGGAAGAAGTTCGACGACTTCCGGGGCGAGCCGATAGTCAAGCGGAGGACAGCCCCCGTCGTGACGAACGACTTCTCGCCTTTCATGGTGAACGACATCCAGCTGGTCTGGAACACGGGCACGACGACCGACACGGACAACTCCACGGGCGCCCGAGACCCGGTAGTCATGCTGGAAGTGAGCACGGACGGCGGGAACACCTTCGGGAACGAGCGATGGGCGGGCGGAGGGCGTACCGGGCAGTACGGCCACAGGTCGGTATGGTACGGGATAGGGGTCGGGACGATGTTCGCGTTCCGGTTCACGGTCACGGACCGGGTGAACGTGGTGATCACCGGGGCGAAGATCTCGTTCACCCCGCTTTCCCATTTCTAGCGCGTACGGAGGGCTTTCGAGATGATACGGATAAACACCAACACGGACGAGAAAAGGACGCTCCTGGACGCGCTGCGCGGCGAATACGGGACTTCCGCGATGCCGAACGGGATAACGGTCACGAAGGCCGGGAGGATGGTCCTGTTCTGGGGGGCTTTCCCCGCCGGGACGGAAGCCGTCGAGGTCCCGAAGCTCCCGGTCCGCTTCCCGCTCCTCTTCTCGGGCGACGAGGGGGCGTGCTGCGTCCCGGTCGAGCCGTCCGCGGGTTTTGTCGGCGTACCGGCGACGTTTCGGAAAAAAAGGTTCGTCGCTTCGGGATTTGCGCTGCTAAATGACTAGTGAGTTCAACAAGAACAAGGGAGACTTTACATGAGCGTAGGAAGCGGAGCCGCCACCGGAGCGGCGGCGGGTGCGACAATCGGATCGGCGGTGCCGGGAATCGGCACGGCCGTCGGCGGTGTGGCCGGGGCGATCGCCGGGGGAGTCGGCGGGCTTATCAGCGAATCGGTGAACCGCGCGGCGAAACGCCGGGCGATGAACCAGGCGATAGGGACGCTGGAAAAGACGGAGGGCTACTCCGAGACGATGAAGTCGCAGGGGCTCGACATCCTTGCGCAGCAGCTCGCCGCGGCGCAGGGTCTTTACGGGAACGCGGACGACATTGCCGCCGCCCTCCAGGCGGCGCGCGAAAAGGTGAACGGGCTTTCGCCCTACGAGGCCGGGCAGTTCAGCTACGGCAAGGAAATCGGGGACTTCTACGACCCCGCCTTCCAGCTGTCGGTGAACTCGGCGAACGACGCCATGAACGCCTCGCAGGCGCTCGGGGGCAACATGTTCAGCTCCGGGACGGCGGACAAGCTCGCCGCGCAGAACCAGGTGCTCGCCTCCAACATGTACAAGGAGGCCCTCGCGGCGTTCAACGCGGACAAGTCCCTCGAACAGGGAATCTGGGCGGGGAACGAGGCGGCGAAACAGGCGGCGGCCAACTCGGCGATGCAGCTCGCCAACGCGCAGTACGGCATGGCCTCGGACGCGGCGGGGAATCTCTCCGCGGCGAACAACAGCTACTACCAGGGGCTTCTCGGCCTGAACGACGACTACTGGAAAAACAAGGGCGACTACTGGGCGCAGATAGCGAACTTCCAGTCGCAGAAATACTAGGGAGGCGACCATGGGAATCTACAGCGGATGGGACGCTCTCGGTCTCGGACGGACCGTGTCGGAAAACCTCCGGCAGAAGCGGCAGAACGAGCAGGACATCATCGACAGGTTCGCGGGAATCCTCCCGGTACTCGGAAACGCCTTCGACGATTCCGCCAGGCGGAAGCGCGCTCTGGAGCTTGCGGACGGTCTCGGCATCGAGAACGCCGGTCTCGCGGCCAACGCCATGTCGGGCGAGGAGTTCCTGCAATACGTACTCGGCGAAAAGTCGAAAAGGGATGCGGCGGCGCAGGAGGCGAAAACCTACGACAGGAGCCGCAGGGACGCCCTCGCGGACTACGGCATGAAGCGCAGGGACGAGGCTCTCGACCGTGGGTTCGGCGCGGTGGCGCAAAACTACCAGGTGGCGATGACGGCGGCGCAGGGCGACATTCCCACGGCGGCGGAACTCGAACGCTACGAATCGGCGAGACGCGCCTACGAGGACTTCATCAGGGCGCACCCGGAATACGGGGCGCGGGCTGCGGAAATGGGGCTTCCGTCATGGGGCGGCGTGCCTTTCCGGAAAGACTACGCGCCGGAAGCAGTGACGCCGAAACGGAAGTCCCTCGAGGACTACTTCGCGGAACTCGACGGCGTGATGGACGGCGACACGGCGAACGCGGAAAAAATCCAGGCTCTCAAGGAGGGACTCATCCGGGGAAACCTCTGGGCTACCCTCTCGGCGAACCCAGACTACGCGGCGAAATGGAACCTCTACGTCTCCAAGATTCCCGGCGACAGCGCGACGCGCGACACCCTCAGCCTCGGCACCGGAAGCGTGCGGACGGAAGGCGACGCAAAAAAGAAGAAGCTCGCGAAGGACCGGGCGGCAAGGCTCGCCGAGGAGACTAGGAAGCTCGAGGCGGCGGCGAGAGCCGGGAAATACTACGACACGACAGAGTATCTGCGGCTGGGAGGCAGCAAGGGCACGAAGTGGTTCAAGAACAACGAAAACAACAGGAAGAAAAGGGAGGCCCGCAAGTGAGCAGAAGGGACGATTTCGACAACGAGAAGGTTATCCGCCACATCTGGAAGGGACTGCACGGCGACGACAGCGACGGCTACATGGGGGTCGCGTATCCCGACCTCGCCGACATCTTCGAGTACGAGGAGATGCGGAACCGCATAATCGACCAGGCGAGGAAGGACCCCGGGTACATCGAGAAGGCGTTCTTCGACATCAACGACGGCGTGGAGGAGGACAGCGAGGACTACGTCCCCGTCACGGTCTTCGACCCATCCGCGATGAAGGAGCGCGACCTCGACTTTTCCCACATGTCCCTCGAGGACGTGAACGCCATGTCCAACGCGATGGCGAAGGCTCTCGGCTACGCCGACAACGGCGAGGAGCTGGGCGCGTACCGGAGCGCGGCCAAGGCGCTCGCCGGGGACGACCGGAAGAAGCTCGTCGCGGCCGTCCGCGAAAAGCTCAAGCCGGAGACCCGACGCGAGTTCCTCATGGCGATAGGGCTCAACCCCGACATCGCCGACACCGACGGGCGCGTCGTGGACCGCGTGCTCGACTACTTCGGCCGGAGCGGCCAGGCGGAGGACTACGCCGGCACGAACCCCGCGGCGAAATTCGGGCTTTCCCTGCTCGCCCCCTACTCCTTCGGCGCGTATTCCGAGGGCCGCGCCCCGACCGTGGCGGACGGTCTAGCCGACGGGGTGATGCTATTCCCCGCGGGCTACAGGGGCGCTCTGAAACTGGCGAACCTTGGCGTAAAGGGACTGGGCAAGTTCCCGGTGACGAACGGGATAGGGAAGGGGATTGGCGCGGTCGCCCGGGGCGCCGGGATGACGGAAAAAGGTGTCGGGAAGGGCAAGAGGTGGGCTAATAGCGGGGTGCAGGGATTCTTCCTTTCTGCGGCGGACGAGGCCATCGACGCCCTCCACGACACAGTCGACGACTGGCTCTCGACGAAGACATACGAGACCGGGGACCACCGACGTGAGGAATCGAAGGGGCTCTGGGACGCCCTCGGCGACAACCTGAAGTTCGGGGAACGTTTCCAACGCGCCGCCTTAACCGGTCCGTTCTTGTCGGTGATGAGCGTCGCCGGCATCGACAAGGCGAAGCGTGGGATCGGCCACTTGTTCGATAAAGCGTCCGATTGGGCGGAGAAGCGCGGCATAGACTTCGTCTCCAAGGGAAACAGGAACAAGATGGCCGCCGCGAAGCGGAAGAAGACGAACGCCGAGAAGAGGCTCGAAGAAAAGCGGCAATTGCAGGACCTCAACGATTCTGAATACGAAGAGTTTCTGAAAGCCGAGAGGGACCCGGCCGAACGCATCCGCCGCACCGCGGAGAAGAAGGCGATGGACAGGAAGCTTGCCGCCGGGATGGCCGCCGATGAGCTGAAGGCCATGGAAGCGCAGGAAATCCTGGAGGAATCCAAGAACAGGGGTTGGCTTCGGGACAGTGCCGGAAAACTCGTGAACAGCGGCCTCGACGCGCTCGGTCTCAAGCTCCACGACCAGAACGTGGAAATACCCATCTTTTCGGACGGGAAGCGGACGGCCATTTCGAGGCTAATCCGCTAGGACGGCGGGGGACGGGAGACCGCCCCCGATTTTTTTGCGCGACTTTGCGGAACGGCGACTAAATGCAGGGTATGCAGAACGTCGTGAACTACATCGTGCCGTTTTTCGGCAAGGACGGGAAGCCCCTCTCCGGGGGACGCGTCCACTTCGTGAAGCCGGACTGCTCCGCTGCCCCGACGGACCGCGAGGACCCGGACTATATCGCCATCTACGACACCGACGGGACTCCGCTCGAAAACCCGCTCGGCCTCGACGACCTCGGGAAGTTCCAGACACAGCCCTTCGTCGCGGACGGCATCGACTTCCGCATGATAGTGGAACGACCCACGGGAATCCCGGCGACGCTCGAAAGCGAGGCCCCGGCATGGGAACTGTTCTACATCATCGATTCGAAGAGCCAGAAGATAGAGGTCTCTTTCTCGGGCGTATCGACGTACGGAGGGCTTCCCGACCTTCGCAAGGCCGACCCGGAATCGAGCCCGGCGGTCGTGCTAGGCTATTCCGAGGCGGGGGACTTCTGCCCCCCGAGAATCTTCAAGTGGGTAGGAAGGCTTTACGACGAGAACTACGGGACGCACGTGCGTTCTACGCTCCCCGGAAAGGGGAACTCCGGCACGTGGGTCTGCGAGCCTTCCGGGTTCGTGGACGTGCGCTGGTTCGGCGCGGACCCGGACGGCGGAAAGACCGTCTCCGACGCGCTCCAGAGGGCGTCGAGGGAATACCCGAACACGGCAACCTACTTTCCGACGGGTACGTACTTCCTTTCGTCGGGTCTCCAGCTCTACGCCGCTATCGCCGAGCGGAACGCCAAGTTCCGGTGCTCCGGGACGAACAGCGTCGAGGTTCGGATCGACAGCTTCTTCGAGAACCGGGGCGGCTATTTCATGGCGGAGACCGCCGCGGCGGATTCCGTCCGGGTCGTCCCGGTAGTCAAGGGGATTTTGCGGACATCGTGGCTGCGGGGGACGCTCAACGAGTTCCTCACGCCGGAGGCGCTCTCCGGTGTCGAGACGCTTGTCGTGGATTCCGCGCCGGACGCCGGGAAGGCTTCCGTCGCCGTGTCGGGAAGGAAGGTCGTGCTCCTCGAAAGCTCCGCCCTTTCCGGCATCACGTTCTCCGGCTGCGTGTTCCTCGACCTCGCCCAGGGCGGCTCGCTGAACACGGAAATCGCCGGGAACGGCGTCACCGTGGGCGGCAGGGATTCCGACGGCTTTTCCGCGCGGCTGAGCGACATGGCGCTCCTGTTCGTCAAGGACGGCGACGGGAACGCCTACGCGAGGTTCGGGAACGGCGGGCTTGTCGTCCAGGACGGAAGCGACCGGACGGAAGTCGTCCCGAAGTCCGTGACCTCCCCGAAAGGCGTCTTCGGCTTTCTCGAAATCCTGGATTCGCTTTCCGTCAAGGGGGACGCTTCCGTGGGCGGGAACGTCTCGGTGGGGAAAGACCTCAATGTTTCCGACGTTTTCGATACGGCGAGCGAGGCGGGACATGGGGTGTCCGCATTTATAGTACGGCGAGTTGCGGAGTTTCTCGAGGAGATAAGGTGCACGAGCATCTTGGGGGATTCCGCTCTTCTGGATTTTGCCAGGGTCGGAAACCTGTTGGGCAAAAACGACCCCGATTCGGGACTCGCCGTCCATGTGGCGAAAGTGTCCGATTACGGCTACACGAAATTTCGGGTGGATTTGGACCGGTACGGGGCGCGCGTGGACCTCACCGGGATTACCGGCTTGACTCAAGGGCGTATTTTTGCGCTGTACAACGACCTCTTCTATGGGGACTACACTTACGGCATCTACTTCAAGACGGACGCGGGCGAATGGGAGAACCACAACAACTCCGTCCTGCTTTTCATGTATATCGAGGGCAAGGGCCTCGTGAAAATTTCCTAGGGAGGGAAGATGGGAAGAAGCTACGCGCCAAACCCGGTATTCCAGTTTTTCGGCGACGACGGGAAGCCGCTCGTCTTCGGGTTCCTGTGCACATACATAGCCGGGACGAATACGCCGGTCGCCACGTACGATTCGGACGGCAAGCCGAACGAGGTGAAAATGCGCCTGAACGGGCGCGGGGAGACGGACACCGCCATCATGCTCGACGCTGACATGGCGTACAAGTTCGTGCTGCTCCGGCCGGACGGCTCGGAAATCTGGACGCGCGACAACGTGGCCGCCTCGGGTTCTTCCGGGACGGCGGGAACGGACATCTCCGCGGAGCACCCGATAACGAAGAAGATGGTCGGGAGCACCGCCCTCATTGGGTTCGATTCGACGGACATCGACAACGCCATCTCCGACGAGACCAAAGCCCGGGAGGAATCCGAGAAGTCGATAAACGACAGCCTCGCGGTAATCGGCGACGCCCTCTCGACGGAGACGGATGAGCGCAAGTCCGAAGACAAACGCCTCGAATCCCTCATCGGGGAGAAGCAGGGGACGCTCTCGGACGGAGACAACATCCACATCGACGGCGAAAAGAAAGTCAACGTGGTGAACCGGAAGACGCTTCAGGTGAAGAGCCCGCTCACCGCGGAGAAACTCGACTCCGCGCTCGTGCTGGGAATCCGGGACGGGGCGTTCGCGACGGCGGACGACATCGCGAGCGAGGCCGAGGCGAGAAAGGCGGCGGACGATACGCTGGAATCGTCGATGGCCGGAAAGCAGGACGGACCGTTCACTTTCGACTCCAGCTCGAGCACGAACTCCGACGTGATGGCGGCGATAACGGCAGGACGGACAATCGTATCCTGGTCCGGGTCGTCGTTCTCTACCTGGCAGGGATCGATTGCCGGAGGCGTAGCGAACCTGTTCCGCGTATTCGGGACGGACGTCTTCCACTACTACTACTCCTTCGGCCAGTGGGCGTTCCAGAGATACTCGCTCGCGACGACGAT